ATTAGGCACATCGACTCCAGCTTGATCGGCGCACCAATTCAAAAATGACCCACACCACGGCAGCTTGTCAGCTCTCATGTGCTTGCCATACTTTGTCTCATTGTTTCCGGTTTCAGCTGTGCCGACTTCGGCCAACGCAACCTGAATCATCCGAGGCAATGTGCCTTGTGGAAAATTAGTCACTTTCGATCACAGGTTCCGGCTGTGGAGGTGCAACAAATACACCATCAATGTAAAACCATCCGATGCCAGCTCGACAATCCTCTGGAATCTCAACGCATAACAAATCTGTTGCCAATTCTGCCTGTTCTTGAGAGTCAGCAACAATCACATTCATGACACGCTCTGATTGAATAACCGCAAAAATCATTTCAACTCCTTAGTAGTAAAGATACAAAACGCCGTTGCCGCCATTGCCGCCTGTGCCATTTGCTGTGCCACGGCCTCCAGCACCGCCGCCGCCACCACCGTCACCACCATTGCCGCCATTGCCGCCAGTTGTTTTGACTGTTGCAGTTGCGCTTGATCCGGTACCAGCACCGCCACCGCCGCCACCAATGGTGCCAGCTGCACCTACTGTGCCGTTTCCTGTGCCGCCTGTACCAGCTCCACCGGCTGTACCTGCGGCAATGACACCGCCGCCGCCACCGCCAGCTGCGCCGTTTGCTATGGCATTTCCGTCACCACCTGCACCGCCGCCACCGCCTACAAATCCACCTGTGCCGCCGTTGCCTCCAGCAAAAGCTGCGACTCCAGCACCAGTTGTACCGCCACCGCCGCCACCGCCGCCTGAAACACCTTGACCACCATTGCCACCAGCTGCCGTTGATCCGCCGTTGTTTCCGCCGTTGCCGCCGTATGCGCTGTATCCATTAAATGCGTTTGTGCTTGGATTTGTTAATGGTGGTGTGCCGAATAAAAAACCACCTGATCCATTTGAGCCGACTTTGATTGATGCAGCTCTACCACCGCCGCCGCCACCTGCGCCGCCGGATGAACCGCTGTCAGTCAATGCTGTTGCAGAGTTAGCACCTCCACCGCCGCCGCCACCTGCAATTAAACCACCATAAACTGTAAATCCACCTGTGGCACCATCGGTGACAGATGCACCGCCCGAACCACCTGCACCAATTGTGCAAGTTGCCGCGGCTTTTGCCCAACCATAAATGTAAGCACCGCCGCCACCGCCGCCGGATGCACCGGATGTACCACCGCCGCCACCGCCGCCGCCACCTGCCACAAGTACGGCATAAACATAATTGATGCCAGCTGGAATTGTTACCGCGCCGCTTGCTGTGATTGTTTGTCTAAGTGAAAGACCCAGTGGAGACATAAATTGAGCAATTACATTGCCGCCTGTTTGACTGGGAGCTGGAAAAACGCCTTGTGCCATTAGCTGATCTCCGTTCCAAAGGCTTGAAATGTTAATGTGTTAGCAACCGAACTTTGAACAGTTACAACATCGGTTGTTGCCAATGTAACTCCCATTGTAAAAGTAGCCAATGAGTTGCCGGCGATGTTGATGTCATACAACACGGCATTTGATGTTGCAGCTGCCGCCGCCGCTGGCCGTATAAATACACGACAAGTTGCCGGCGATGTAGTGACATTGGTGATTGTCAATGTCGAAATGATTGAGCTTGTTAATGCTGGTACTGTGTACAAATTGGCATTTGCTGTTGTGGTCGGGAAACTCTGCCCCAACACTTTATAGACTGTGGCCATTTTTTATGCTCCCATCAATAGAAATGGATGAATGATTGCATCCACAGTTAGTTGGATTGAATAAGTTGTGTTGTCGATTTGATCGCCAAGCGTTCTCATGTCGAGCGCACCATTTTTGACATAGCCCGTGTTATTCGGGGTTGTCCAGTTATAATTGGGCGTGTTGGCCATAATTTGTCTCCTTAGTAGAAATCATCAAAGGTGTCCCATGTTACCGCTGGATCAACGCCATCCCATGTCAATGTGGGATCAACATCTTGCCAGCGTGTTGGAGTGACCGAGTAGGCCACATCCGAGCTGTCAAAAGTCAGGCTCATTTGAACATTGTTGAAACTAAAACTCCAGCCTTCAACAAAGCCAAAATAAGTCGTATTTTTGACGGCCAATGGTAGGTCGGTGATTTCGATGGCTGTGTCCATCGAGATTGTCAGCAATTGATCTAAATCAACACTTGTGACAATAGTAGAATCAAGCTGGATGGTGAATGATGACAATGATGTGCGTGGATAAGCTCTGAGCGTGATGTATCGATCAGCTTGAGTTTGAGCATCGGTGCCTGTTTCCAATTCGGTTGTGACCGATCCAGCAACAAGGCTGTAATCCACAATCGAAACCGCATCCGAGGCTGTCTTTTGGGCGTTGGCTTTGTAGCTGAGAATGATTGAATTCATGATGTCGGACAATGTTTTTTGACTGTTAAGGCCGTTGTACAAAATGTAGTTGGTCGGGATGTTCAAATAACCCGATGCGCCTACAGCTAAAAATCTGCGTGATTCATTGGCAAATCCAACGCTTCCAGTAGTCGTTTCGTAAATGTAGCCAAAAGCCTGTGTGGCATAAAGTGAGGCCAATGAGTAAGCATCGGATGGATTGGCTGATCGAGCTGTAAATTCATACACCGGCGGCGTATCGACCGAATCAATGGTCACTCCAGCATCATCAAAAATGCGAGTCATCCGCGCATCATCAAATTCTTTTGGCCAATTGGAATCGCCAATGACCTTTCGTGCCATTTGAGCAAAAGTTGAAAGTGCTGAAATTGTCTGAATTGCCACAACAGCATTGCTTCCGGCGGATTGCACGCTATTTGAGACATTTGAGATTTTGCCTGTGAACAATGTGATGGGCGTGCCAGCTGAATTTTGAACAGTTATGACAACGCTGTGATTCATGTCGAATCCAAAATCCTGATTGTTAGCGTTCAAAATGTTGATCGTTGCGTAACCTGCACGCGATTGCTCCCAAACAGTCGTGCGACCAAAAGACACCGAAACATTCCACAAAGACTCACCTGTGAAATCAATGCCATCAATAGTCACAGTTGGGTTGGGAGCCCATGTCATGTTTGTGCGACCAATCGTGAAATGCCTAGATTATTGAAAGTGCCGCTGAGTGTTGCCTCGGTGTTAAGTATGTTGGCAATTTGACGAGCAACGCCAATTGGATCAACGGCACCTGTAACATTGATGTTTACAGTTGTGCCGCCCATGCGATTGTTTGGCACAATTGATCCATTTGAATTAGGCACAAATAATTCCGGGCCTTTTTCTCCAACAAGGTATTTTTTGCCCATAGATACTGGGCCACCATTTTCACGGGCTTCAACATCGTATTGTTTTGACAATGCATTTGCAGCTGACAACACAGCCGCTACTAATGCAGTCACACCGACTCCCAACAATGGATTTAATGCAAAAGCCGATGCAACCGCGGCAATAATTGCTGAGGCTTTTAATGCGTTGTAAGCCTTGACCAATGTTGCAATCAATGCAATTGTAGCCGTCACTCCGGCTGTAATTTTTGAAACAACAAAAACTGTGCCAATTACAGCTGCCAAAACAATTAATTCATCCTTTAATTTAATTACAGTTTTTATCAATTTTTGTACATCTTCGCCGAACTTGACAGCACCATCTGCTGATTCACCTAATGCATCGACAGTACCTTCATCGCCTGTAAGTCCAGCAATAAATCCTTGAAATTGAGGTACAACATTTTCAACTATGTATGTCGTTAAATCTGTCAGAGCCGGTAGTAAAGCCGCTCCCACGGACTCTTTTGCTTCATCCAAAGACACTTTGAGAATTGCCATCTTGCCCTCAAAAGTTGTCGCAGCCTCGGCAGCGGCTCCCGAAAACTCTCTACCTAATTCGCCAAAAAGATCTGTACCGGCAGCTGTTACAAAATTTACCTTTTCTTGCGCGACTCGTACTTTTTCGCTTGCCTTTAAGTATTCCTCAGATTTTGGGCCATAGTTAGCCAGCGCAAAGTTTGATTCATCTATGGCTTTTGTTAGGCCTTTTTGTACTTTGTTGTACTCAATGACATTGTTTGCACTATCACCTAAAGTAATGCCAAGCTTTTTCAATGCCCCGACCTGACCATCATTTGCTTTTGCAAGCGCATTTGCGACAGTTTCTAAATCAAGATTTTTTGCCTTAGCAATGTCAATTGCGAGGTTTGTGAGAGTTTGAGCTTCTCCAATGTCTTTGGTGGATCGTGTCAGTCGTTCCAAGGCCGGACGCAATTGATCATCTGAAATGCCGGTGGCCAAAGTTTGTTTTGTTATGTATGCCTCAGCTGCGGCCACAGCCTCGTCGGTTGCTCCAACAGTATTTCTCAAAGCGTTGGCTAGTCTTACCTGTGCGGCTTCATCCTCCATCGCTGACTTAACGCCATCAACAAGTAATTTGCCAGCGTAAGCCGCCGCGGCTGCACCGGCAGCGGCAAAAGCCAATTTTGCTGTGTTGCTAAATTTGCTTAATTTGCCGCCAAATCCTTCAACCTCATTCGATCCTGTGTCGAGGCTTTTTTTGAGCTGATCGACATCGGCAAGAATCGAGAGTTTAAGTGTTCTTGATTGACCGGCCATCACCACTCCTTCAAAATCTTAGAAAATGCATCTTCCCATTGGGCAATTATTGCTGGCTGTTCGGCTCTAAGTGTTGGGTAAATAAAATAGCCGGCTGATCCGCCGCGTGGCCCACTTCCCGACCACACCGGGAATTGCTTGAATTTGTTTGATCCGAATTCGTAACCGCCCCAAAGCTGTTGGGTCGTGCCGCCGCCACTAAATTTTTGCGATACAAAGCCGAATGACAATTCACCAATCTTTGAGGATTTGCTTACGCGCGATCCTTGAGCGATCCGGGATGCAGCTTGATTCGGCCGACCACTTGCAGCTGAAATGATTTTGGATTGAACATAAGTGGCAAGGCCATTTGAAACATCTTTTGCTTGTCCGATAGCTGCATCGTCCATTGCTTTGAAAGCCTTGAGGATTCCGCGCAAATCACTTTTGTCATAGGTGATTGGCTCAGTTTCCATTTTGCTTCTCCAAAATCTCAATCGCCGTGGTTATGTCATCAAATGTTTCAAATTCTGATCGAGGCAATCCAGTTGCTATTGCTAACTCCCAAACGACTCGATTCAGACTTCCGTGCTTATAGCTTTTGGGGTATCAGTCTCCCCGACATGGATGTCCGTGACTGTTTCGCACCACACTTCAAAAACCTTGACAGGCTTGCCGCCTGCCTCGCGCTTCATCGCGTGATACGCCAAAAACATCAAATCAGCAATTCCAAGTTTTTCTTGAACCTGTTGAATTGTGTTTCCAGTTTTCTGTTCCCATTTCATCCACTCAGGCGGCAATGCAACATGCGTTGCACTGTCACCCGATGTGTATTCAATTGTTATTGCTAGTTTCATTTATTTGCTCCCGATTCGTTTTCTAGCTGAATGATTCTGTTGGTTGTCCAACGACTGTCAATGCCCATGTGTCAGTCAATGCGCCTGGAGCTGCACCGCCGGCTGTTGGAAAAATTGGCAAAACATTGAATGTAAAAACCGCACCTGTAACAGCTGTAAATGAAACAGCGACAGTTGTATTTGGATTGTTTTCAGCATTTGTCCACATGTTTTCAAATAATGAACCTTGTGCAGCTGATGAACCCCAGTCTTGCAAAAGTTC